GGCTTTCGCCAGCGGGGTGTGTTTTTTTATGCGGTGGTGGAGGCGGAGGGAATCGAACCCTCAGCTTTTTTGCCCATTGTCATAGGAGAGCATTGTCACTTTCCACCGCCGCGTGTCGTACGCGTGTCGTTCGCCGGTTGCGTGTCGCTCCAGTCGTTGACTGGGCGGTACTGGCCGCTGTCCGCGTTCGGTATCCACTTGCCGTAATGCCTGAACACCATCTCGACGTCGACGTGTCCCATTTGCTTCGCCACCCACCAGGGATTCTCGCCGGCCGACAGCATTCGCGATGCATAGCTGTGCCGGGTTTGGTAGGGGTTGCGGTACCGGACCCCCGCCTTCTTGAGAATCAGCGTCCAGCACGTTTTCCGGATCTGCCCGTCGGTCTCCCAAGCCAGGCCGGTTCGTGGATTGTGGAATACTCGCTTCCCCTCCAGGAACGTGTGATCCTTCTGGGCCTGCAGCGCGGCGCGCGCGGACGGGAGCAGCAGCACGTCACGTGTGCCGGCCTTGGTCTTCGGCCCTTTCTCGGTCTTCGCCACCACGGCGCGCTGCACGCGCACGGTACCGTGGATCCAGTCGACGTCATCCCACTCGAGCCCGATCAGTTCGGACGTGCGCAGGCCTGACCAGAAAGCAAACTGGAAGAGGTTGCGCGCCTGGCCGGTGGCGGCGCCCACGATCGCGTCGATTTCGAGATTGTCGAACGGGTCGACCTCATACTCGGACTTCTTCGAAGTCGTCGACAGCAGCTTCTTGAGCGCGATCCTCTCAAGCGGATTCTGATCGATCAGCTCATCGTTCACGGCGTCGTCCAGGGCCGACCGAAGCACCGACACGATGTTGCGCGCGGTCTTCGCAGTGACCCCGAGGGACGACAGCCACTGGCGTAGCACCGACGGCGCCAGCGCCCGCACTTCGACCTTGTCGAACTGAGGCAGCAGATGGCCCTTGATGATTCCCCGGTACCCGACGATAGTCGACGGTGACAGGTTTCCATTTTTAACCGCATGCTCGCATCCCTCGAGGTGCGCGCGCAGCAGGTCGCCGACGGTCTTCTTGCTGACCACATAGCCGAACAGGGCCGCCCGGGGTGAGTCCGGGAAGTAGTCCTGGTACTTGAAAGACTCGCTGACAATCTTGCGCATGATCTCGGCGCGCAGCCCCTCCGCATAGCGAAGGTTCGCCGTCGTTGGCTCGAGCCGCAGGCTTTCCCGGCAGCGCACGCCGCGGAACACGAAAGCGATCTGGATCGACTTGACGCTTTTGTGTTCGCGTATGCTTACCCCGCGCGGAGGGCGCTTATCGCCGACCGATTTCCCTGTTCCACCCATTTTTCCACCGCCTCCACATTGACCCACAGATTGCCGTCGCTGGCGATTTTGCAGTGCACTCCGTCCAGGAACTGCCCCTTTTTCCGTTTCGAGTGCACCGCGTTCGAGGTATCGCCCGACAGCTCACAATACTTACTCAGCTTAACCCAGCGCATGGCTCATCCTTTCCTGGTTCGGCGTTGTTATCGCGTTTTTTAGAAGAATCCTGCTCAGCGCGGACCGCCTCCCATTTATCGCGCACGATCGGGGCGTACACGCCGGCCAGCGCTGCACGGAGCTCTTCAATTGCTTCCAGCATCGCGTTGGCGCGCTTTCGAGGGTCGGCCGGGCTCCGTGGACTGCACATATCCCCGCAAATCTGCGCCCAGCTGATGATCGCCAGGTCAAGCCGGCTGTGCACCTCGATGGGCGCCGACCCTATGCCCTGCGCCTTGTGGGCGTTGCAGAAGATGGCCACCCCATACGCCATGCCATTTAGAAATTCATCGCCGCAGTCGTCACGCTTGACCATGTGCGTAACGATGGTGAACACCAAGGCGAGCGCATCTTGGAGTCCACGCGCACCGTAGCCGCCGTCGTCACTGCCTACCGCAGGGGAGGGGTCGTTTTCCTGAACGACACGCCGGCACCTCTGGTCCAGGGAAATGTCGACCGGTACGTGCGCGACCGAGGGAGTGCCAACTGTGAACAGCGGCTGAGAGCCTGCACCCATGCGGGTTTCGGCTGATTCTGCTGCTCTTTGGCCAGCACCAGAACTGGCGCTCGGCTCTGCGCGCCGGGCCAGGGCGATCAGTTCGAGCACAGCGGCAGGGTTTGCGGTGGCGATGAAGGACGCGTCAACCGCGCACTCGTCCGAATCGCGTCCGAATCCAGTAGTCTCAGCAATAGCGACAGCGCCGCCTGCACTCTTGATCGTCGTCGGCGCATGGCAGGTCCAGGCGGCCGCAATCCACGGCCCTGGCGTTGCAGCGCGTGCCAGTGCCTCCAGCTTGTCCAGGTCGATTGCAGGTACGATCGGCGCCTGGTTGTTCATATTGGTCATTTCGCGAAATTCTCCATAACGGTGAGGACGACGCCGGCCAGGCGATCGAGTGCGAAGCCGGCGCACAGCACCAGGGCGATAAACGCTGCCTCGGCGGCGGCGCGGTGGCGGGCCAGGCGAACCAACGCCGGCGCCGAGGTGCGGTAGGTCGTGTAGCCAGCCAAACTGGGGGACGTGCGCTTCATTTCGCCACCTTGGCCTGGCGCAGTAGCGATCCCATATCGGCGTCCACCTGCTGCAGGTGCTGGGCCTCCACTGCCAGATGCTTGATCAGCTGCCCGAGATTGCGGAAGTGCTGGCTGTCGGTGTCGTCGTCGCTTCCGCCGGCGATATACAAGAGCTGCCCGATCGACTCGATGCCGGTCAGGATCGTGTCGCTCGCATTGATGGCGTGACACTGGGCAGCTTGGATCATTTGAACCTGGTCGGCCGAAAGCTTGGTCGAGCCGGTCACCGGTCCGAGGTTCGCGATGAGGTAGGGCAGCTCATAAGCTGGGCGCTCGGAATTATTGAAATGTGGATTCTTCGAAGCCATGATCACGCTCCTTCGGTGGTGCGGGTGTTGAAGTAATCTATGCGACGCTCGGCAAGGTCCGCCAGCATCTGCATCGATTCCGACAGCAGGCCAGCCAAAGCGTCGATGCTGTTCCCATCGAGCAGCGGGCGATCGCCGTTTTCCGCGGCGAGGATGTCGGCGTGGATGATCCCCGCAACTACCTGCGCGCCACGCGCCACCGCCAAAACGCGCACAGCCAAGTACGCTTCGTTGCTGACGACCTTCCCCTGGTGGAGAGGGTTGTTTGGGGTATGCAACGGCTCAAGGTGGTCTCGAACGCTTGCACTCGACATTTCCTTTGTGCTACTCTCATCATTCGCCATTTCTTTTCTCCAAAAGGTTAGGGGCGTAAGGGGCCATCCGGTGCTAGAACACCGGGTGGCTTTGTTGTTTCTGGGTGTGGCTGAGTTTCAGCCGCCGTTCGAATTACAGTAGGGCACGCATCGCTGCTCTATTCGCCACCATGCAGGCTAGCTTGGCCAGCCCTCGCGGCGTGACGAGCACCTGCTCCTTCACTTTCTGCTTGCCGCTGTTCGGATCTTCGTACTGACCCATCTTGTGGATCAGATAGCCGTCACGGATCTTCGCTTGGCTGGCCAAGTAGCCGGCCTTTCCGGGGCGGGGATACGTCCATCCATTCTGGCGAAGTAGGTCAACCAGCTGCTGCGTCCGGATCTGGAGCGTCTTGGCAGCTTCGGTGATGCACAGCGCACCGTCCTGCTTGGCGATCAGGTCCAAGCCCGCGGCGGCCGGCGCCATCTCGGCGACCTGGTGCTTCAGTTGCTCGACTTTGCTTGCCAAGTTCCGATTTGCCTCCACCTCATCAGCCCAAGCGCGCGCGGCTGCAACGGGATCATAGAAGTCCGGCAGCCCTGGCGGCAGTGATGGCACTCTGTGCTGTGAACTGGTCATAATCGCTCTCCACTGTTTTTGAGGCTACTCAGCAGCGCCTACATGCGGAATCGGCCCAGCACTTGTTTCGCCGCGTACGGCGCTAATGCCGCGCTCGATCAGGAAAATCAGCTCGGCATTGGTCGTTCTACGGTTACGCTCAGCGATTTTCTTAACTCGAGCACGCATCCCGTCGGGGAATCGCAGAGTGAACTGATCCGAATCACGACCGGTCTTCGATGTTTTCATAGTGAGCCCTTAGCTACTGTAGTTCGTAAAGTTGAAGCACGGTGCTTCATTGAGATCAAATATAGCACCGTGCTTTAGTTGCGTCAAGCACGGTGATACATTAATATTCATCCATGACACGCAAAGACCCCCAACTAAATCTCCGCCTTCCTGCTGAGCTCAAAGAGAAGCTTGAACAAGCTGCTGAGGCGAACAGTCGCTCCGTTACAGCAGAAACTGTTGAGCGTTTAAGAGGCTCGTTTTCCGAGCAAGAGAACATGCCTGGCGCACTGTTTTTGATTGCGCGGCAGGAGATGCGAGCCGCCCAAGCGGAAGTAAATGTCATGGTGGGGAAGGCATCAATTGCCGCCCTAGCGTGGGCGTTGAAAGAGGCAATGACCCGATTTGACGCGGCTCAACTAGAGTCAGATACCGCGCTGGCTGAGCGGTACAAGTCTTGGGAGGATCACCTGACAAGAATCAAGGCAGATGTGTTTGACTTTGAATCCGATGAGCAAGAGTTTGATCGCGACGCCAAGGAAAAGTTAGAGGCATTACGGAAGGCCTATGAGCAGTCGCGCCACGTATTCCACGTGGTATCGAAGGTAGCCCCGAAAGACACCGCAACGAAGTCCGAGAAGTAGCTCAGCAACATTGATATAGCACCGTGCTTGCGCTAGAACAAGCACGGTGCTATATTGGCGGTCATGAAGCACGGTGCTTTACCGTGTCGTCTCAGGATGCGCCATGAAATTCCATTCCATTCCCCGCAGAAATTTTTCTAAGCTCCTTTGTGACTCTCCAGTCGCAAGGGTCGTCAACGCTCGGCACCTCCTACCCGTCCACCTTTCGCAGTAGCTCTCGCTATGCGAATGCAACAGTACATGTGCGCCGCTAGCGTGATTGCTAGCGTAGAGCCCGTGCGCCGGCAATCCTCCAACCCTATGGCGCAAGAAATTATGTGCATCGTTTTGCCGGCGGCTTGCCGTGTCAATCAGCACCAAGTTTGTTCGGGAGACGGGACAATTTGCATATGAGTATCCCCAAGCTCGAGGATGGTTTTGTTCGGATCGCAAATGAACTCTTCGAAGCGATCTTGGCCGGCGGCTTCTCGCAACGAGAATTGCTCGTGCTGCTCACCATTTTGCGAAAGACATACGGGTTTCAGAAAGCCGAAGACGACATGTCCGCGTCGCAAATTGGTGACCTTTGCAAGCTGGCGCGGACACACGTCACCACTACGCTGAACCAGCTGGCGCAGCGCAATGTGATCGCGAAGCGCCCTGGCCGGTATGGCACGATCGTGGGCATCCAGAAGGATCACCGCAAATGGATCTCATCTGCGCAAACTGCGCCGGCGCCAGCTAGTACCGAATCGGTACAGGGTACTGAATCGGTACATGTACCAGATCAGTACGCCACTAGTACCGAATCGGTACAGGTCGATAGTTCCGATTCGGTACACACAAAAGAAAACCTTCCAAAAGAAAACCACCAAAAGAAAAGTTCTTGCGCTCCGACGGCGGGCGAGCAGGATGGAAAATCAGCTGCGGCAGAAGAGTCGGCGCTCGTGTCGTCACCTAAGCGCCGCAAGGCCGACGAATTGAAGGCCAGGTTCGAACGTTTCTACGAGGCCTACCCCCGCAAGAAGTCGCGCATCGATGCTGTGAAGGCATTCACGAAGCTCGATCCTGATAACGGTCTGCTGGAGCTCATGCTGGCCAGTCTCGAGCAGGCCAAAGCATCTGGCGAGTGGACCGATCCGAAGTTCATTCCGTACCCGGCGTCTTGGCTAAACGCTGGCGGCTGGCTCGACGAGGTGCAGGCCGCCTACAGCACGGAGGAGCTGGCCGTGATCCAGGCGTACAACGTCGCACTTGGCGGACAGATAGGCGAGGTCTCCACGTCGGTCTTCGTGCCGGCCCGCGCTGCGGCGATCAGGGACTTCGTCACGTTCTCGCAGAAACCTAGCTTTGTCGAGCGGTACTTCCACTGGGTGCGCGACACCGCGGGCATCCCGCCGCACGCCGGGTTCGACTGGATCATCAGCCGTAAAGGCTTTGCCGACATCAGCAGCGGCCAACACGCAAGGAAAGCGGCATGACGAATCAGTTATCCCCCAACGGGGGAACACCACCACACTCTAACGAGGCTGAGCAATCCGTTCTGGGCGCGCTGCTGCGCTTCAATGATGTTTTCGACCGGGTCGGCGACCTGCAGGCGAAGCACTTCTACCGCGAGGACCACCGTGTCATCTACGCCGAAATCGTGCGCATGATCGGGCGCGGCGAACCTGCCGATGTGATGACGGTATGGGCGGCCCTCGAGGGTAAAGGTGGCGCAATCGGCGACGACATCGCTGCATACCTTAACCAGCTCGCGCAGACGGTTCCCAGCGCCGCGAATATCGCCCAATACGCCGCCGTCGTGGTGGATCGCGCGTTGCGTCGCGCCACGATGCTGTTGGCCGATTCGATCAGCGGCCTGGCGATGAGCCCGAAGGGCAAGAGCGCCGACGAGATCCTCGATGCGATGCAGTCGATGGTCACGGCGCTGGCCGAGCGACGCGTGCGCAACGAGCCTCGGATGATCCGCGACGTCGTGGCCGAGTTTATCGACGGCGTCGCCAGGCGTTCGGAGGGCCAGGACAACACCATCCCGACCGGCATCCCCGGCATTGACCGAATGTTGACCGGCGGCGGCCTGCGGCCTGGTCAGCTGGTCATCGTCGCTGGCCGCCCGTCGATGGGCAAGAGCGCGCTCACGGCTGACGTGGGTCTAAACATGGCCGCCGACCACAGTGTGCTCGACTTCAGCATGGAGATGGAAAGCCAAGAGATTGCAGGCCGCGCGGTGGCCAGTCGCGGCCGGGTGTCGCTGGGGAAGGTGATGAGCCAAATTCCCGCCGACGACGTGGTCACCTGGGGTGGAGTGACGGCCGGCTGCATCAAGCTCGACGCACTGCGCTTCGCGATCGACGACACTCCGGCGATTTCGCTGCTCGAGCTGCGCATGAAGGCGAAGGCCTGGAAGCGCAAGCACGGCCTGCATGTGATCATCGTCGACTACTTGGGCCTGATGTCAGGCGGCGAGGGGGAGAAGCGGCACGAGCAGATTGGATCGTACTCGCGGGGCCTGAAAGCGCTGGCCAAAGAACTGGGCGTTGCCGTGATCGCGCTGGCCCAGCTGAACCGCAAGGTAGAGGACCGGCCCGACCGGCGCCCGGTGCTGTCAGACCTGCGCGATTCAGGTGAGCTCGAGCAGGATGCGGACATTGTGATGCTGGTGCACAGGCCCGAGATGTATGAGCCCGAGAATCCAGGCCTGCGCGGCTATGCCGAAGTGCTCCTTCGCAAGCAGCGGGGCGGCGAAATCGGCGACATCCCTTTGCTTTTCGATGGTCCAACCTGCAGCTTTTCAGATTGGTCGGGCCCGCCCCCGGCAGCGATTGCGCCAAAAAGTCGGGGCTCACGGAGTTTTGAGGGATGAGCAGGCGCGCCTCGACGATCAGGGGTGTCGCCAAACGCTACCCCCTTCGGGCAACGAGTAGCCATCGCGCCGAGGGGGTAACGGATCGTTACCCCCTTCGGGATGCGCGTGGCCACCGCCTAGATGGGGTAGCGATCGGCTACCCCATTCAAACCACCACCGGTGGGCGGACGTCATGAGCGCCGGCGCGCGCGCGGCGCTGATCGAGATCCTGGAAGGCGTCGAAGCGATCGACGTTGACGCCTCGGCAAAGCAGAAGTTCCGCCAGCTGGTGGGCGCCATCGCCACCACGCACGGCTATGACTGGATCGAGCGTGCCAACCGGATCTCGTTCGCGCGCGGGCTGCTGCGCACACGCGTCAGCCGGCCCGAGGTGCGAGACCGGTTGATCGTGCTGTACGGGATCTCGCGCCCCCAGGCCTACCGGATCATCAGCCACGCGCTGCAACTGTCTCACGAATGAACTGCGGATGAGACGCCTCGACGGTTTAATGGACACATCAAATCGGGAGGGAAGTGCAATGGGGTTCACCAGACTGGATTCATCCGGCGTCGTCGCCACGAAAGGCCGCTGGGCCGCCATGTACAGCGGCGCGCTGCTGGCTTCGATCAGTGCGCAGGCCAAGCAAGGAACGCTCGCGGCACCGCGCGCTGCAGGCTCAGCAAATGGCAAAGCAACCCTGGCCAGAAACAAGGAAGCACTCGCAAAAGCCCTGGCGAACATCCCTGCCAGTAGGGCGCCGCACGCCTCGAGCCCCAGGGTCACCCCCGCAAATACCACCGCAAATAGGGCCCGCCTCAACGCACTGCTGGCGGATAACGACTAAGCCGAGATCG